ACAATCAACGAACAAGATTGGAAGGTAGAATCCTTTACAATTGCTCCATTAGATTCGGTTTATACAATCAATCTAAGGAGGAAATAATGAAAAGAAAAATTGATCTGGGTAATTTAGGTCATGCTGTGTCTTTAGAAGTGAAATCTCAGAGTGCTTTAGAATATAAAGCAACTGCGTTTGAAGTCTTTTCACAGGTGATCCAAAATACTCCAGTTAAAACAGGTAGAGCGAGAGCGAATTGGAATATATCATCGGAGACTCCAGACTTTTCTACTACTAACTCCACTTCAAACACTACTAATTTGTTTGATGATAATTTAGACAACTTTCCCAATGTATATGTGGCGAATGGTCTAGATTATGTTGTAGATTTAGAAAATGGAAAGTCTAAACAGGCTCCAGCTGGTATAATCAATCCATCAATCGCTGCAGCTATGGCATCTAGGAGGAACAAGTAATGTATGAGCAAATCAGACAGATAATTGAAACTCGTGTTTTGCGTAATAGTGGCAGTCTTCGTACAATATCATTTCCAGTGTATCTGGAAGGAAGAGAATTTGATCAACCGACAGGGTCTAATTGGGCAGTTATGTTCATCTCAGAATCATCTAATCTTAAAGATGAATTCAACTCTGATCTAACAGAAGGAAACTTAGTTTCTGGATCTATCAGATTTAAGTTGTATAGTCCACACGGAAGTGGTTCCAAAGCTATTCGAGGAATGGCTGATGAACTTAATGGATTTTTAAATTACTCTTCAGGTAACGAAGGTATCTCAGGTGTTACAGGAAATTTACAATTGCGTAATGGGAATTTAACACCAGTATCAGACGATGACGATGGTTATCTACAATACAACCTTGATTATATCTTTAATTATTATACCTAACACAAAAACCTAATAAGGAGAAAGTAAAATGGCAATCGCTGATATTTCAAATAAGTTTGTAACTTCTTTCTCGGAACTATATGTATCTACTACTGATACTACTTCTATCACTACTGCTGCAGCTCTAGAGACTGCAATCGCAGGTGACAAAGTAAATCTAGTTTCTGAGATCGGAACTCTTTCTAACGAAGCTAACGTAATTGAAACTCCTGAATTTGGTGAATCTTTTAAAGGTAAGTTAAGAGGACAGTTAGACGCTGGTCAATTAGACGCAGTTCTTTACTGGGCTCCACGTGACGCTGGTCACCTTGCTCTTAGAAATGCAGCTGAAGACGGAACACAAGTTTACGTTACTGTTAAATGGATCGACACTTCAACAGGTGCAGCAGGTTCTGGTAACGAAGGTATTGAGTACGCAACTTTCAAAGGTTTCGTATCTTCTTTCGGTATCGATACTGCATTTGATGATGTAGCTAAAGCAAACGCAACTTTCGTAGTTGACGGTGCTTTGAACTTCATTGCAGGTACTGCAGCTTAATAGAAGCAAACATTATAGACCTCAGTCTTCGGACTGGGGTTTATTTAAAAATTAGGAGAATGTTATGATTAGAATTGATAACACAGATGATCTAAGTGGTCATTCAGAAAAGTGTATCGTGAAGAATAACCTAGACGGATCAGTATGTGTTCTATGTTTCTGCGAAGACACTCCAAAACAAGAATTAAAAGCAGATGATGAAATGACTGCAGAAGAAGTATTAGAGTTCATCATCGAAGATGAGGAAGAACCTCAAGAATAAATACCACAAACATATTCATACATATAGGAGAACAAGATGAATAAAAATGATATTTTCAACAATTACTCACTAAAGAAATCTACTGTTGATGTTCCTAATTGGGGTGGTGAGATTCATATCCAAGAACTTACAGCTAATGCCATGGAGTCCATGAGAAAAGCAGAAGGTTCAGAATTGGAAATGGCAGCAATAGTTGTTCTAAACGGTGTAATCACTGAAGATGGTAAACACATGTTTGATAATTCAGACAAAAAGAGAATATTAGATATGGCTCCCTCAGATCTTGTAAAAGTATCTACAGCTGTAATCGAGTTGTCTGACTTAGGTGGTGAAGAAGAGGGAAAGTAGAAGATGACATACGACTAACTGCAGAAGAGAGATTTGATTGTGCTCTCTCATTGCAACTTGGTATGTCTATATCTTCAATGAAAGATTATTTACCTGCAAGAGAATACTCACTCTACAGAAAGTATTTCTACTTGTACGGTATTGGTCAAGAGGCAGAGTATACAAGATCTGCCAACCAAATTATAACAATCGCAAATTACATAACTGGAGCTATGGGTGGAAAACCCAAGAAGCTATCAGTAACAGACATCTATCCACAACTAGATTATAACAATAAGAAGAAACACGGCAAGTACGCTGTAGATTGGGATAAAACTCCTGAACATCTTAGAAAAGAATTGATAGATGCTGGAATATATTCAGAAGAAGGTGAACCACTGAGAAGTGTTAATCCTCACTTTTAAAACAGTTAAGACAAGTATAAAAATAAGAAGTCTCCACTGTATTACATTACATAATAGGAGAACTTATGGCTGATTTTCAAACAAGCATTGAATTAAAGGCTGTAACTGGGCAACTTGACAGAAAGTTAGCTACTGTTAACCAAAATCTTAGGAAAGTAGACTCCCAAGTACAAAAGACTCAGAGCAAATTCCAAAGCATGGGACAAAAAGTCTCTAAGTCTTTTGACAGAATAAATCAGAAAATAAAACAAAACAGAGCAGCAATTGCAGGATTCGGTTTAGCAATAACAGGTCTTGTTGGTAAAGGTGTCTCTGATTTTAAAAAATTTGAAGATGGTCTAACTCAAATAGGAACACTAGGTGTAAAAGATCTAGCTAAAGTAAGAGATCAGCTTAACGGTCTTAGAAAACAGTTTGGTGTAACTGGTGCAGAAGCAACTAAAGGTTACTATGATGTCATATCTGCTGGTGCTGAAGAAGGAGAACAAGCCCTTAACAGACTAACTGCAGCAACTAAATTAGCTAAAGCAGGTAACACAGACTTGAATGGAGCAATCGACATTGTTACTTCTGGTCTTAACATCTTTGCAGATAATGGAGAAAATGCTACAAGTATAACAGACAAATTATTCTTAGCAGTTAAATATGGTAAGACTACTGTAGAAGAATTAGGTCACACTTTTGGTTTCCTAGCTCCTACTGTAGATGCTGCTGGTTTAGGAATGGCAGATTATGCTGCATCAATGGCAACAGTAACTGCTGGTGGTATCCAAACTAAACAAGCAACTACTGGTCTAAAAGCTGTTCTTTCTAACATCATCAAGGTTACTCCTAAAGCTGAGAAGACTGCGAAAAGACTAGGAATAGAATTTAACTCTACTGCTCTTAGAACTAAGGGTCTTGCTGGATTTATGCAAGATCTTAGAGAAAAGACTGGTGGAAATATTGACGAGTTAGGTAGATTATTTGACTCTGTAGAAGCTATCAACACTGTAGCTGTACTTACTTCTGACACTGGGCTTAAGAGTCTGAACAGAAATATGGAAGCTATGGGAGATTCTGCTGGAACTACTCAAACTGCTTTAGAAAAAGTAAAACAAACTGCTTCTTTTCAGTTTGACATGTTCAACAGTAGTTTGTCTATCATGTCTGAGACAATAGGAGCTGCATTAGTTCCTTCTCTATTAGATATGGCTAAGACACTAGGTCCAATAGTAGATTTCTTTGCTGAAGTAATAGCTGCATATCCAGGAATACTTAAAATAACTGCTGCTGTCACTGCATTAGGTGTATCTCTAGCATTTCTAGGAACTGGTGCAACTCTGATTTTTGGAGGAGTAATTGGTGCTATAATTGGTGTTCTGAAGTACCTTAACGCATTTGAGGAAGGTGGAAAATACGCATTCCAAAAAGTGATACTATATTGGCACAATTTCCAAGCAGGATTTGATGCTCAAGAAGTGTTTAACAACGTAAAACAGTGGTTCGGTAAAACAGTAGACTATATAAACTCTATTACTTGGGATAATGTGTTCTCAAGTGTTATCGGTTCTGTAAAAGATGTTATAAACTGGTTTAAAAAGCTTTGGAATGATGTAGTAGGCAACTCTTACTATCCTGATTTTGTAGAAGGCATCAAAGACTGGACAAGTAGACTTGAATCTTGGTTTGTAGATCCAATAAAAGAATATGTAGACAAAGTTAAAGGTTACTTTAGTTCGTTAACAGTTGAATCTGCTGGTTTTGACATGAGCAAAACAGATGCTAAAATGACTGCTACTTTCTCTAATATTGAGAAGATGGCAACAGTCATTGGAGGAGTTATAGCAGGATGGTTCGCAATAAAGAATTTTAAGAACATAACTAACTCTTTCAAGAGCTTTACTGATGTAGGTGGTAAACAAGGTTTTATGAATCGTGTCATCTACGGAAAGGAAGGCACTGCTAGAAATTTCCAACATCAGGTTAAGAAATCTAGAAAGGAATTATTGCATGTAAGAGATGCAATGACCTTGCAACAAGGTGGTAAGCTGAACCAGATGACTGGAGAGTCTACCAGACAGTTCAAGAAGAGAGTTCAGTTAGCTAAAAGATATGCGACGATAGATACAGATATCTTAAAAGCTAAAAACGACATTCAGACAAAAATTCTTGAGAAGCATGCTAATAAGGTAGCTATGAATACTACTGGAAAAGGTAGGTTCGCTAGATTACTTTTTGGTGAAAAGAACACAGATACAATAAGAGGTAAAATAAAAGGTCTTGCTACTCAAACATCTACGATGTTCAGTAAGAGTTATGAGAAGATAAAATCTAAAGTACCTACTGGATCTCGATTCAGAGGTGGTGTTCTAGGAACGATGATGCTTGGTCAACAAGGTGCTCAAGGTTTCTCTGCTAAAATGACTGCAGTTGGTGCTTCAGTTCGTAATACCATAACCAAGATGAAAGTCGCATCTTTCACTTCTTACGTAAAGAATGGATTGATGGGAAATGTAGTCTGGGGTAAAGGTGGTTTAGTGGCTATAAAAGACAGATTGAAAGCTTTTGGAATGTTCTTTGCTAATTCAGTTAAAAGAATGTCCATGAGAAGATTTGCTAAAGGTGGAATAATCGCTGCATTGATATGGGGTGCT